GATGATCCGCATTCGGAGCAGACGGCGATGTCTGTGAATGGTTTTGATGATGCGTGGGATTGGTACACTGGGGGCCCCCGGCAGAGACTACAGCCTGGTGGTAGTATTGTTTTGGTACAGACCCGTTGGTCCGAGAAGGATATGACGGGACAGTTGTTGAGGGCGATGGCTAAAGATGAGTTAGCCGATCAGTGGGAAGTTGTGGAGTTGCCTGCGATATTTGATGATGGGAAGCCGTGTTGGCCTGAGTATTGGAGTTTAGATGATTTGACCGCGGTCCGTGCTTCTATTCCTCCTGGTAAATGGAATGCTCAGTATCAGCAGAATCCTACTGGTGAGGAGAACGCGATTATTCCGAGGGAGTGGTGGAAGCGTTGGGAGAAGGATAACGTCCCTAATTTGGAGTATGTTATTCAGAGTTATGATACGGCGTTTAGTAAGAGGGAGACAGCGGACTTTAGTGCTATTACGACATGGGGTGTGTTTTATCCGGAGGAGGCGGGGGGACCCCCGGCGTTGATACTGCTTGATAGTCAAAAGGACCGTTGGGATTTTCCTGAGTTAAAGCAGGTGGCGTTGGAGCAATATAAGTATTGGGAGCCGGATACGATTATTATTGAGGCGAAGGCGACGGGGTTGCCCTTGACCCACGAACTACGGAACATGGGTATACCTGTTGTGAACTTTAC